GGTGTGACTAAACAATTTTTGTGGGGGAGAATAGTTTCGACAAGCATTAAAGTAGCCAATATTGAGAATCGACAAGTGCTGTCGTTAAACAGAACACAAAAGTAAATGCAGAAAGCAATTACGCACTTGCTGCCTAGAATCAATTAGGTTAGCGGAGTTTTGGGCGGTGGACTTGGCAACAGAATCACCGTCTCAATTTAACGATCGCCGAAAGGGATCAATTTTTTATCTCTCGCTGAAAAGGGGAAATTTTATGACCACAGCATTACAACAAACATTCTTTAAAGACTTCGCACGTGCAGGAGTAGGGTTCGATTCAATATTCGACCGTATGACAAGGTTACATGACGAAGTTTCAACAAAGACTATTCCAAACTATCCACCATATAACATAAAGAAAACTGATGAGTACACTTATGTAATCGAAATGGCGGTTGCTGGATTCGCTAAAGAAGACATCACCATCGAAACAAAAGATGGCAGTTTAGTTATTATGGGTGAAGTTAAAGACGCTGAACCGAATAATGATGAAGCATTATATCATGGTCTTGCATTTCGTCCATTTACCAGAAAGTTTACTCTAAACGAACAAGTTGAAGTTAAGAGTGCCGAAATGGTCAATGGTTTGCTGAAATTGACCTTAGAACGTATTGTTCCGGAATCTAAGAAAACTAAGCAAATTTCAATTATGTAAATTTGGGATAGTAGTGGGGAGGTCTAACCTCCCCATTCAAAAAATATAATAGGATATATTATGATTAAGGTTATTGATGAGTTTCTCCCATGGAATGTTGCTTTAAAATTTCAACAGACTTTCTTTGACGCAATGTCATGGAAACCATATTGGAATATGCACCTTAATGAAACTAATACAGATGCTTGGAATTGGCATACTGCTGTTGGTAATGATACAGTAAATATAGGGAAAATTGAAGAGAAACGTTTCCCTGTAGAATTAGATGTCTTAAATCTTCTCTGGGAACAAACCCACAAAGCAATTGTAGATATACAGCAAGTGAACCATAAAATGGACCGATGGTATGCTAATTCGCATACATTCGGGCAAGAGGGTCCAATTCATCGCGATGATGGATCTCTAACATGCATATACTATCCCACTAAAGATTGGATAATCGATTGGGAGGGCGGAACATCCTTTTATAATGAAGATATTGATGACTGTATAAAATACGCCTCATATAAGTTTAATCGCATGATAATTTTTGATTCAAATATTCCTCATCGTGCTATGCCAGTTGCTAGAAACGCATACACCTTACGGACATCTGTAGTATTTAAAACTTCGATGGATATAACACATTCGTCATATATTGATTGGTTTAATAAGTTATGAAATCAGGAAAAGTTTGGGGGCAGACAGAACTAATACATTCGAATGGTGCACTTGAATTTCATCGCATTGAGTTTGAGAAAGGTTATTTGTGTTCGCAACATAAACATGTGTCTAAATGGAATGGGTTCTTTGTTGAGTCTGGAGAATTAATTGTTCGTATATGGCACGAACATAAGTTAAATACAACTCCTGATGAAACTCATTTGGAGGCAGGTGATTTTACTCAAGTTATGCCAGGACTATTCCATCAGTTTGAAGGAGTAAAAAAAGGTGTAGCCTTCGAGTTATATTGGTCTGAATTGTCCCATTATGATATTATTAGAAGGACAACTGGGGGAAGAGCACTGCCATCTGATCCAGGTAAAGAAGAACACATCTAATTTTTAAATAAAAAAGTTTAATTTGTGGTGGGTTTATAGTATAATATAGTTATATTATTCGATTTTATAGTGGAGCGATTCTAGTGAAATTCTATACCAACTTCTTTATGCGAGGCAATAACGTTATTGTACGTGGGTACGATAATGGGACTCGTTTTATGGACCGCATCAAATACAAACCTGTATTATATATTCCATCGAAAACTAAAACAGAATGGAAAACTATCAACGGTGGGTATCTAGAAAGTATCGAATTTGGCGATATACAAGACGCAAGAGAGTTTGTGCGCAATTACTCAAAAGCCGAAGGATTTAAAATCTATGGATCAACAAATTACGACTATGTTGCTATACATCAAAACTTCACTCAAGACTATGATACGGAATGTATTAAAGTGGTCAATATCGATATCGAAGTTGGAAGCGAAGACGGATTTCCGGATCCTCAACTTTCTAATCAACCTGTTACTGCTATCACTTGTTCGATTGATGGGGCGTTTTATACGTTCGGTTGTGGTGAGTATAAAGTTAAACAGGATAATGTAACTTACACTAACTGTACCAACGAAAAAGATTTGCTTAAACAGTTCATGCTCAATTGGCGGAAATGGGATGCAGATATTGTTACTGGGTGGAACGTTCAAGGGTTTGATATTCCTTATCTTTATAACCGAATAAGCAAACTGTTTGGTGAAAAGCATGCAAAACGTTTATCACCTGTGAATATGATTCGTGAACGTGAATATGAGAAGTTCAATCGTAAACAAATTGAAATTGAACTTATTGGTTTGCCCACCTTAGATTATCTTGAAATGTATCGAAAGTTCACATACTCCCAACAAGAATCCTATCGTCTCGACCATATTGCTCATGTTGAGTTAGGGGAAAATAAACTCGACTATTCAGAAGTAGAAAGTTTACACCAACTTTACAAGCTTGATTATGAAAAGTTTATAGACTACAATATTAAAGACGTTGAGTTAGTTGATAAACTTGAAGATAAGATGAAACTCATCGATATGGCGTTAGCTATAGCATATGATGCGAAAGTGGTTTATCGTGACGTATTCACGCAAGTGCGTATGTGGGATATATTGATCCATAATTGGTTGTATGATCAAAACATTTCCATTCCACCAAAAGAACTCAAAGAAAAGAATACCCAATATGCAGGTGGTTATGTAAAAGATCCTCAAATTGGTGCGCATGACTGGGTTATGAGTTTTGATTTAAATTCACTTTACCCGCATCTGATTATGCAGTATAATATAAGTCCTGACACCTTTGTTGGAGATTATGTTGATGTTACTGTTGATGAATTGTTAGATAAAAAATGCCCAGAGTTTGCTTCTGACATGTGTATGGCAGGAAACGGATATTTATTTAAGAAAGATAAACAAGGATTCCTTCCTAAGATGATGGATAAAATGTATACCGATAGAGTCAAAGCGAAGGTGAAAATGTTAGAATCTCAAGAATTACTTGAACAAGTTAATAGGAGATTAAACGATGCACGAATTTAGAAATATTGATATAAGAAAAGCAAGAGATACATTATTAGAAAAATCTGATTGGACACAATTGCCCGATACGCAGGTTGAGGATCCTGTAGCATGGCTTAGATATAGACAGGCATTAAGAGATTTTCCAGATACAATATATCAAGAAGAATTAGCAACAGGTCAGTGCGTTGAAAACCCAATATGGCCAGAAAAACCAAAGGAGAGTAATGAATGAAGAACGGTGATATCGTAACAGTAGTAACTGCTACTGGAGAATATGTAGGAAAGCTAAATGGATCGGACTCATGGGAAAACAGAGATTGGGAATGCTTAACTCTAGATGACCCAAGAATGCTCGTTATGAACGAACAGGGAATGGGGTTTGCTCGAGGAATATGTGCAACAGGAATAGAAAATCCTTCTGAAGCCACATTCGCAAATGTTATTTTTGTTACGGAAACCAACGAGCAAATAATTTCCGCTTGGCGTCAAGCAACGTCAGGGATAATTACTTAATGGTTGCTATTTCAGAAATGAATTATGATGAGTTAAAGACTGAGCAATTTGAACTTAAAAATAAAATTTCGAAATATAAAAATTTACAATTAGCTAAAAAAGTTCAATTGAACTCTGCATATGGCGCACTCGGAAATCAATATTTTAGATTTTTTGATGTGCGCCAAGCAGAAGCAATTACTTTGAGTGGGCAACTTTCCATCAGATGGATTGAACGTCGTGTTAATGAATATCTTAACGCTATACTAAAGACAGAGGGTAGGGATTATGTTATCGCAAGTGATACGGATTCATTATATATTGCGTTTGACGAATTGGTACATAAAGTGTTTGATAAAGGAGAAGGATTACCGCCAACAGACAAGATTATCAAATTCCTTGACAATGTCGCTAAGGAAAAACTTGAACCCTTTATTGATAAAAGTTACCAAGATCTTGCAACACTAATGAACGCATATGACCAAAAGATGTGTATGAAACGTGAAGCAATAGCGGATAAAGGTATTTGGACAGCAAAGAAACGATATATCTTAAATGTATATGATAATGAAGGAGTTCGATACCATACACCTAAACTGAAAATGATGGGCATAGAAACTGTTAAATCCTCAACTCCTGCGGTTTGTCGTGATGCGTTAAAGAAAGCAATTAACGTTATTATGAATGACGATGAACAAACCATTCAAGATTATATTGCTGAGTTTCGTAAGGAATTTGAAGAAATGTCATTTGAAGATATTGCGTTCCCTCGTTCTATATCAGATTTATCTAAATACACTGTTAATAGTAAAGAATTAGAGATACCTAAAGGAACTCCTATTCACGTTAGAGGTGGACTCTTATATAACCACTTACTGAAAGAACATAGGTTAACAAAACGATATCAGACGATAAAGAATGGGGAAAAGATTAAATTTTGTTATTTGAAATTGCCCAATCCCGTTCGGCAAAATGTTATAAGTGCGTTGGGTACACTACCTAAACAATTTGGTCTTTCAGAATATATTGATCACGACACTCAGTTCGAGAAAACATTTTTAGATCCACTAAAGATCATTCTGAGTAGTATTGGTTGGAGTCCAGAAAAAAGATCCACACTGGAAAGTTTTTTCAGTTAATTTATAGAGGAATTCTTATGAGCGAATTTGACTTTGATTTTGGTTTCACAGCAGTAACCGAAGAAGAATTAGAAGTAGTACAACAAACGAAGGAAGTGGCGACTAATGCTACTGCAGATGTTAAGGCATTACAAAGTAAGGTTGATACATTATATAAGATGTTTCAACCTTTACTAAACAATTTACGTCTCAATCCAGAAAAAAATTATATCTATTGGCCAAATCGTATGGAGAAGATCGAATTGTTTAGCGAAAAAGTTGACGAGGTATATAATTGGATTGATTATCATGACACTAAAAAGTGATTGGAGAATATTATGAGTTTTTTGAAAGATATGATAAAAGGGATTGATAACGCAAATCTTCTTGTTGAAGGAAAGAACAGTTCCGAATTCAACGGGACTATTGATACAGGATCTTATGCTTTAAATGCACTAATCAGTGGTAGTATATATGGCGGAGTTCCTAATAATAAAATTACGGCATTTGCTGGCGAATCTTCAACAGGCAAAACGTTTTTTGTATTGGGGGTTCTTAAGACCTTCTTAGAACAGAATTCTGATGGCGGTGTAATTTATTTTGATACTGAAGCTGCAGTAACAAAGGATATGATGACTACTCGGGGAATCGACACATCAAGAGTTGTTATCGCAGAACCAACTTCTATTGAAGAGTTTCGCACTAATGCAACACGCATTCTAACCAACTACATTGAAACAGATGAAGATGAACGGAAACCCATGATAATGGTTCTTGATTCACTAGGTATGTTATCTTCTAACAAAGAATTAGAAGATACTGAATCAGGTAAGAATGCACGGGACATGACTAAAGCGCAATTGCTTCGTGGCACATTTCGTGTCTTATCCTTGAAGTTGGCCAAAGCAAATGTTCCGCTACTTGTGACCAACCATGTCTATGATGTTATTGGTTCATATTTCCCCCAAAAGGAAATTTCTGGGGGATCCGGATTAAAGTATGCTGCATCTTCTATTATAATGCTCGGTAAGAAGAAGGATAAGGACGGCAATGAAATTGTTGGCAACATTATCAAAGCTACCACCCACAAATCTAGATTCACTAAAGAGGGTAAAAAGTCTGAGATTAAGTTATCTTTCGATAAAGGGTTAGATCGATATTATGGTCTATTAGATATCGCTGAAAAGTATGACATTATCAAAAAAGTTTCTACTCGGTATGAGTTGCCTGACGGCTCAAAAGTTTTTGGTAAATTCATTAATGAAAATCCAGAAAAAGTATACACAACAGAACTTCTCGACAAGATAAATAGTGTCGCAAAGAAAGAATATATGTATGGTCAATACGAAGAAGATGAGGAGAAAAAATAATGCTACTGCCAAAGTATGAGTTAGTTGATGATGTAAACCGTTTCCATGATGATCATTGGTGCGTAAAAATCCTTGATGGGGAATATGAGGGTCTTGTATATCAATATGATGTAGTAACAATTAATGAAGATGAAGATGGGGATGGTGCTGAATTGCAATTCAATACGGTTAATATTGAAAATGTTAATAATATTACCTTTACTGATGAGAATGATAAGGGTATACTAGGTAATATACTTGTTGATATTATTAAAGACCAAATGGAGCTAAAACGTGAGAACGGAACACTTAATACTGAACAACCTGCTACATGATGAAGATTATGCTCGAAGGTCTTTACCATATTTAAAATCTGATTATTTTCAAAGTTTAAATGAGAAGGTGATTTATGAAGAAATGGATGTTTTTTTCAACAAATATAATGCACTGCCTTCACGTGAAGCGTTAATCATCGAGATCGACAAACGAACTAATATTAATGATAGTCAGTTCAGCGATATGACGACCTATATAAATTCGCTTGACGATCATGAAAAGGACGACCGTGATTGGCTAATTAATACAACAGAAATTTTTTGTCAAGAGAAGGCTATATATAATGCTATTATGGAATCAATCAAAATTATTGATGGTGAGGATTCGAAAGACAAAGATAAAGGGGGAATCCCTGAACTACTTTCTAATGCCCTTTCTGTATCTTTCGATCCTAACGTTGGGCATGATTATTTGGACCGGAGTGACGATCGGTTTGACTTCTATCATCGTACTGAGGAGCGGATACCTTTCGATCTCGAACTACTCAACAAAATTACTAAAGGTGGCGTCCCTAAGAAAAGCCTGAACATAATTCTTGCTGGGACAGGTGTCGGCAAATCATTGGCCATGTGTCATATGGCTTCCGCAAATTTACTTGATGGGAAGAATGTTCTATATATTACGCTTGAGATGGCTGAAGAAAAGATTGCGGAACGTATTGATGCAAATTTACTTAATGTTCGTCTTGACGAATTAGATAAACTCCCTAAAGCATCATATGATAAAAAAATCAATCGTATTCGTAATAAGACGACAGGCAAATTAATCGTTAAAGAATATCCAACTGCTGCCGCAAATGTTGGACATTTCCGACATCTTATTAATGAATTGAGGCTGAAGAAGTCTTTTAAACCTGATATAATTTACATCGACTATTTAAATATTTGCGCATCAAGTCGGATCAAAGGGTTAGGTGGTTCTGTCAATACATATTCATATATCAAATCTATTGCTGAAGAACTTCGTGGTCTTGCCGTTGAACAAAATACACCTATCTGGTCAGCAACACAAACGACACGTTCAGGATTCTCAAATAGTGATGTGGGCTTAGAAGATACCTCTGAGTCCTTTGGTTTACCTGCTACTGCAGATTTTATGATAGCTATCATCTCTACAGAAGAATTACAAAACCTAAATCAAGTTATGGTAAAGCAATTGAAGAATCGATACGGTGATCCTAATTATTACTCACGGTTTGTTTTAGGGATCGATCGTTCTAAAATGCGACTCTATGATGTTGAGGATAGTGCGCAAAATGATCTAATTAATGTTGATGTTGCAGAATCATCTAAGAAAAACCTTTCGAAATTCGGCAAATTGAAAGTCTGATATATGTTAATAACATGGTATGACGGAAAATTCAGTATCTCTATGGAAACTGGCATAGTGTCATATTTTATATACACCATCGGGATGATGGTTATAACGATGGGGAATATAATTTTATGAATCCAAGAGAAAAAGAAAAAGAACGTACAGATATGCTTCGCGAATTCTTTGAGAGATGGAATGTTGGGATAGGAACTAAGGTTCATGTTAAATATGATGAGCACCAATTTAAGACTACGGACGAAGGCATCATTAATGACATCATATCATCAGAATTGGCTCATATTAAATTCCCCAAGATTGGATCTGGGGGTGGGGTTTACCATATGCTCAATCTTGTGATACTCACTTAACATAGAGGGTAAATTATAATGGATATTGATGAAATCACTAAGTATGCTAATGCATATGGTCAAGAAGCCAATCTTGTTAATAAATTCAATTACTTAACAAAAGATTTGGATCAAAATGATCGGAATACAAAATTTACTGCATCCATTCCCGCAATCGATTTCGAAGAATACAATGATGCTTCAATACATTATACTGGCTATCAACTGCAGGTTGTAAAAAGATATAAAAAAGATGGTGAAAAATACATCGATGTTCTCGGTAGTGGGCGAAGCTGTATATGTGAAGATGGTTAAGACAACCCTTTACTTTCTGGTAAAAATAAGTTATAATATCCCTATAAATTGAGAAGGGTATAAATACAACTTATGATACTAGAAATAAATAAACTTAAAGTTATTAAACCTATAAAATACTTTGTAATCCCTGAGATTATATGTTATAATAACCTTATAAAGAAAAACGTTAAAGAATTCAAAAAAGGACATAT